GAAACAATAACCAAGCCTCATCATCTTCTGAATCGGCTTGTATTTTTGGATCTATTGACATGAAAACACGGATCCATACATGGGACGACCGTGTTGGTCTTTAAACCAACCTTTTTCCTCTCTGAGCATAGTTCCTAATGGACAAGTCAATGAGGGAACAGCATTCATATCATAGACTACACTAGGTTTAGGATTCTCACCCACTATTATTGTCTGAGATTGACTACTTTGATTGGCTATTACAGCACCAGCAATACCACCAATAATCAATGGAGCAACCCAATGATGTGCAGGTGGGCTAACCCAATGCCTATGATAATGGTGCCAACGTCCATGATAAGGACCTGCATCTACACCGGTACTAAACATTATTAGAGCTAAACCTAGTATAATCTTTTTCATAATCTACCCCCTAAAGGTTGTAAATTTATTTATCTTTGCTTTCTTTACGTGAAGTCTTGACCTCTGTAACGTGGTTTCTAACTTCTTTACATAATTTGGCTAATTCTTGAAGGTGTTTACGAACACGAGTTCCAGCGGCATTATTGCCTTTATTGTAAAACTTTTCAAAATCGTCCTGCATACCTTCCATTAAGGTCTTAAACTCATTAAATCTACTAGAATCCATATCAATCTCCTTGTACATAATTTAGCATAGATTGTACTATAGTCAAAGAAAAACGATTATTCTGCGTCAAAAAAGAACATGTGCCATAGCCTACAATTATCTTTATTGTATCCAAAATATTCTTTAGCAGCATGAATAAGTCCTCCATCATAAATGACTAGGCGATTATATACATTACCTACAACATCCACATCCTCATAATCAGTTCCATCTAAGAAAGTAATTTGATTAAAACAATCCATGATCCTAGGATCACTACAATGGCGCACACGATTCTTTTTAAATGCTGCCATTCTTGTGCCTGCACTATATGGAGCGTTTGGGGTAAGATAAATTAGTCCAGCAAACTTTTGAAAATCAGTATGCCATGTAGTACTTTCACCGGCTACATTATGCTGGAATCTACCATTCATGCCATGACTTTCCCAATTGGTAATACGCATACCCATAACTTGTTCAAACTTTTCCTTCATCCCTGGAAAGAAAAATTGTTGCCTTGTACGTTTACCTATAAAACCAGGATCATCAAAGTAATGTTGGTTTAGAGCAAACTCACGTACACTATCTGGATCATCGTAAAAATCCTCCACAATCCACATTCTAGGCTTCTTATTTGTACCCATTGTGATACTACCCATTTGAGGGTAACTAAAAACTAATGGTTCACCATTTCCTTCTAAATTAGGCAAGAAAAATTCACGTAATTGGTCGTTATAATTAATTATTTCTGGTAGTTTACTGATATCGTAAGGAATTAAATGGTGATCTCGTACAGCCAATGCATCTTGTCCATGATTTGAAGGTACAAATGTACTAATAAATTTCTTCCTTAATTCTCTACCTAACCTACTATGTTCACTATAAAAGTTTGTATCTGCGTACATCTTCCACTTATCTTCACGTGAACCCATCATCTGAAACTTCCAACCAGCATCCTGTACTACTCCACCATCGTAAAGATATATACCAGGAAAGTCCACCCAAGTCCATTTATCATTTCTGCTTTTTTCTCTACGAAAATCACTTAAAGAATATAGGTCAAAATGCTGACTACGACAAACATATCCTTGTCTATTTTGAACAATTAATCCTGAACTGGCCTGCATTTGCCAACCACTATGTCCACTTAGATGAGCCAAGGGCAATCTTATATTATGTGTAGGACTACTATAGCTTATGCTACGATAATAATCTATAGTAAGATAGTGAGGTATTTCATCTTCGTAGGTAACAAATACTATGCTATTTTCTGGAATGTGAGGCTTCATACAATCAAATAAGTAGTCATGCCTCTCATCTGATGTAATACCTTTTTTTGGTAAGTCCTTACGTCGTATTTGAACTATTTTAATATTGTCTTTGAGTAAACCTAATTCTTCTAAGTCACGTTGTAAGGTAAATTCTTTTGGTTCGCCTGATAATGTATAATCGGCTTCTGCTATAATTATTGTGTTAAAACGATCGTGTAAATAACGTAGTCTTAGTTCTAGTAAAGGCTTTACTCCGGTATAAACTGAACAACTTACTACTGGTATATCGTACATAATTTTCCTTGTGTATATACCAGTATTTAATAAACCTTTATTTATTACCCTGCAAAAACATTAGGACTGCCGCTAATTAATCGTTCATTGCCATATCTATCTCCGATACGCCCAACTCCTTTATTATTAGCAAACACAGTTCTACTGGCCTTACTCAAAGGTAGTGCATGATTTACGTTACACTGTGGTCTTCCTTTACTATAATTAGGACCAAAAGTATGTGGTTTTTCACGATCACCTAGACGAACTACTCCGATATTATTAGCAAAAACATTTGAACTACCTTCTTTGGTTACAGTGACAGGTGTACAAGGATGACCAGTACTTATTTTATCTGCACCATTTTTTCTACTTACGGCTGGCATTATTCTAAATCCCTCACAGTTAATTCAATCCATTTTGTACTAGTTTCTAGTAAATTGCCTAAGTTATAAGGAGGAACTGCTCCGACTGAGTTATCAATGGCCTTATATAATACTCCACAGAAACTTACAATATCATCAGTAGAATAATATGTTCTCCAATCCCATTCACGCCTAAATAATTTTCTTGCAGGTCTCCAATATGCACTGTTCAATGGGACACCCTTTAGGCTAGCACCATCAGGATTAAAGTTATTTTGTTCACCGTAATTTACAGGTATTTGACTATTAGGTACAAGTTCAGCCCAAACTGGTTGCCCAGTATTTGCATTTACAGGTATATTGACCACCGCTGGCCTTAGATTTGTTCCTGTATTAGGATTGAGTTTTGGCACTTGACTAGTAGGTTCAAGCGCCATGAATAATCTATTTCTTACAGGAATAATTGCATTCTTAGGATATACTGTTTCAGGTGGTCCTAATTCTGGTACAAGTTTAGCCCAGTTGTCTGGATTATTCTTAGGACTATTGGCATTTCCCGGTCCTACTGGTCTTACTGCTAGGTATAGTTCAGGACTAATTGTTGGTACTACATTTACAGCCGTAGGATCACCAAAGTAATCAGGAATACGATCTGGTATTGTGTCATCTATAGGTATAATTTCAACTATTTCACCTACGTCGTATGGCTCGTCTGGGCTCCATTCACTTGGTTCTAAAGGATCAACGCCATTAGTCACAATTAGTTGGATAGGTGTTATATCAATAATTTCAGGCAGTATAGCATATCTTAATGATCCAAGATCATTAAGTGGCCTATCTGGGTCATTGACTATGTCATACGGTTTGTATGGTCTTTCTGGATCATACTCTCCAGTAAAATTAAGGATTTCAGGCTCCACTTCTTTAATAGGTTTATCTGGTGTTTCTGGTTCTGGCATTTCACAATATATACTAGGGTCATCAATAATTTGCCAATCACTAGTTGCTTGATCTGGTGGCAGAGGAGTCACAGTGATATCAACATAATTCTTTGCTATCCAAGATTTATTATCATAACTAACAATACTATTTTCTGGATATGTTGTTGTATTGATCCAAGCACCCTTCCATATTGGAGGATTATCAATAAATGCTGCTTGCTCTGTAGTAAGTTCTTTCCAATACCTTGATCCATAGTTAGGTTCATTACCAGTATTATCTTTAGTTGCAACCCATGTTATTTCATTATGTAAAACCATTTCATGAGTTTTGTATATTGTACAATCCTCCCAACAACCTTTAAACTCAACCTCAGTAAGATTTGGATTTGGTTTCTTCTTTTCTGCATGGAAGGTTAGGTTAGCAACATTGCCTAAAGTAGTGCTAATTTCACTCTTATCTTCATTGACCAATCTAAACACATTTACTTTATTTGTGCTAACGATAATAAATTTCTTTGAACAGGTTAATCCATCTATATTTCCAGAGCCACCTTGATTCCATCCTGGTGGATCTGCTCTAAAACCACCACCGTTATTAGTTGGGTCAAAAATCTTATTGGGTGTTAAGTGTCTACTTTCACCTGCAACGGTTGCAGCAGTAAAGAACATTGTTCTAAATTGTATACCACTAGGATCTATTTTTTCATCTAACGTTGAAGTTGTCCAATAACCAAGACCCTCATGATCAGGATATCTATATAGTCCCCAACGATCAGCACCATACCAACCTGGTGGTGAATCATAGAATCCTCCACCTGTGTTAGTGTTATCAAAGGCCTTGTCCTGTGTAAGATGTCTAGTTATATTTAGGCTACTCATATAGATGAAAAATGCTGTTCTAAACTGTATACTGGTTGGGCTTAGATTATTTGCGATCGCATAGTTAGTTGCAAAATTTAAACTAGCACGATCAGGATATTGAAATAAACCGTATCTTACAGGGCCTGCCCAATCACTAGGTTGGTCCCTGAACTCTGGTGCATTAGGTGCGTGTGTATCATCAAAGGGCTTAGTATTGGTCAAATGTCTAGTTTCATTAGCATTATCTGCTGATGTAAAGAATATGGAATAAAATGAAGTACTATTTACAATATAACTTTTATCAAGACTTTCGTTGACCCAATAGGCCAATCCTTCTCTATCAGGCCATCTATACAATCCATATCTAGTTACAATAGGTGCTCCGCTAGGTGGATCATCATAAAAGCCTCCTCCAGAACCTGTGGTTCCATCGAATTCTTTATCATTAGTTAAATGTCTTACACCACCTGCTTCCCCAACAGATGTAAAAAAGATACTCCTAAAAAATGTACTATTTGGATCTAGATTTTCTCTGATGGCTTGATTAGTCCAATATGCTAGTCCATCTCTATCTGGATTTCTATACAACCCATATCTTGTTCTAGTAATTTTTGATTCTGCTGAAAAAGTAAATGTATATTCTACAATGCCAGCTGTAGGAAAAAATTGAGGATCATCTGTATAACTACCGTTTGCATTAAGCACTGCTGATCCAGTTAGTACTGTACCCGCTATATATCCTGCACCAAACATACCATTAGCATTGGCTTTTTTAGTAAAAGCCACAGTTGCTCCTGGTGGTCCACCAGTCATTGAAATCTGTATAGGAGTAGTGGTGTTTGTTTTATATTCACCAGGTAAATCTTGAGTAGGACCGATTACAGGATTATAATTTGTACTTGCACCCCCATATACCCACACCCAAGAGATATCGTACCCACCGCCTTCATCACTGCCTCCTAAACTACTATCTAATATAGTCACATCAACACTTATAGCTACTACAGGCCCATTCAACCCATCTTTACGTAGTTGTATCTTAAATGATTCTGGGCCTTCTGTTAAAGTATCTGCTCTAGCAGTCACAGTAATGGATCCTGAGTTATTGTTTATAGTAACTGAACCTGTCTCACTTAAACCTAAATCGTTGTTATTGATAGAGTTAGGCATAATTGTAGTATAGAACAACTTAGTACCATTTGGTATATCTGTAGTTGTAATATTAAATTGTATACTTGCTCCTTCTTCCACAGTACTTCTTACTGGAGTTATTGAATAAGTTGGAGCTGGTACAGAAGTATCATTAATAAAAATTGGGTCACTGGTGTGTACAATAGGCCCACTTATACTGCCTGTTCTAATATTGATTAGTACACTTTCTGTACCTTCTTTTAAATTATCAGGCTTTATAGGTATGCTAATGTTTCCAGACCCATTTTGTATAACAAAACTTCCGCTACCATTAATAAAATCATTAGGACTACTTGTATCGTAATAAAGGGTAGTACCATTTGCTAAATTTGTAGTTGATACACTAAGTTCAATTCGATTAGATAAATTAAAAGTATGACTATAGACTAAAGGATCTATCCTACTACTACTTACATTATCATAAATTACAGGACCACCTTTATAGCCTAAAAATATCCAACTGTTTCTAGCACCAGCATTTCGACCTAAATAAGTGTAATTACTTGTTGCTTGGAAGGCACTTTGAAGATATTGTCTCATATCTGGGGTTAGTTGAAATGCATCAAATCCAATAAGTGCAACTAATTTACCATTTGGTACTGCACTTAACTCGTTACTGAAGGCTTGCCATTCACTAAAAGTTCCTGTATCATCATCATAATAACCACCTCCCCAAGTGTCAAATGTCTTCTTTATAGAAAGATTAAGAGTATCAGGATCAAATACAACCATTGTAATACTTCGACCAGGGGCCTGTACTATTAACTTATCATCTATTTTAATGAATGAAGGTACACTATTGTTATTAATCCAAAAGTTACTAGATTGCAGTGTCATTTGTTTTACTGTAGTTTCATTAAAACTACTAGATTTAGGCACTATAGAGTATGTTGTAGGAGCATCAACTACTGTAACAGCAGCACTTGTTGTCAATAATGTACCTATTAGGCTGTCTTGTCTAACTTCTAATTTAATAGTTTCACTTCCCTCATTGATACCGTCGTTGCGAGTAAGTAAAGTTACAGTACCTGTACCGTTGTTTACTATGAATGAACCAGAATTAGCACTGACTCCACCTTTTATAGTTAGAGCAAAGGCTCCAGGTCCTTTGTAATTTTGACCTATGAGTCTTATTCTTCTTATACCTTCTGAAACTTGTATCGTTTTAGTTTGTGTCTGTTTATGTCCAGGTAATTGTGCAACTTCGACATCATCTATATAAACATATCCATGATCATCACATGCACCTGTTAATATGTATGTACCAGTTACTGGAAAGTCTACAGCATAGGTCCTATCAAAAGTTGCTTGATTGATATTTTGTTCCCACACTGAATATTGATTTAATATAGCTGCTCTGTAACCAGTAACTCCTACAAGCGGATTTACTGGTGGGCTAGCCGGTGCAGTATATGCATTAAACAAAGTATCGCTATCTGTACCTGTAAAGAAATCTAGAGTCTTAGTAGTACCTGTATTAACCCAATATAATACTGTCCCATTAGGAACATCAGCATTAATACTAAATGTTACACTATCACCCTCTACTATACTATTAGCAGATGCACTGACTGAGTACACAGGTGGTACAACATTAGGCCTAAATGGCGGCGGAGGTGGTTGATCATTTATTACTGTAACTGTATAATTTAGTGCGACTTGTACTTGCTCTCCTCCTATGCTAAAAGGATTATTGGTACTGTATAATGGTAAAATTTGTTGTGCCTTGCCTTTGTATACAACAGGATCATTAGAGCCTGCAAACTCATTGACAAAAGCATCAATGTCATAAGGCTTTCTCACCCCAAAAGGATCATTTGAAGTATATAAAGGTAATATAGACAGTGTCCTAGCCTTATAACTGCCTGCTTGTCTGGAACCTTTGAACTCCTGTACAAAATCATCTATGTCATAATTTTTTTCTGTTGTGTAAGCATTGTTAGTTGTGTAGTAAGGAATAATTAACTGTGCTTGTTCCTTGTATAATACTGGATCATTATCATTTTTAAACTCTGCTACAAAATCATCTATATCATAAGCATCACTTATTGTATATTTGTTATTAGTTATATAATATTCTAATATAGATTCTGCTCTTTCTCTATAAACGCTAGATGAGTAAGTTCCTTTGTACATTTCTACAAAATCAGGCATATCAAAAGTTTTATTTTTTTGTTCAACAATAATATGAGCATCAAGTTCTAGACTAGCCATCTTATTTTCACTACAACTTATATCACCTGAACTGCTTAGTATAGTTACGTTTGCCAATCTTATAGTTTCGGAGACATCTGGTTCTGCACAGTAACTAATTTCTACCCAACATTTATGTCCGTCTGATTGACTAGCATCACTGGGTAGTACTTTAGTTTGTATATAAGTGCCTATATTCTCAGCAGCCCTATAAATCTTTCCTGGTATAGTTGCAAAAGCAATATCAGCCAATGTGTCTATACTGGTTTTTTCTAATCCTGGTTTATACATAACTATGCTTCCAGCAGGATAGTTTTTATTTTTACTCCAAGTGCCTTTCCAAACTTCTTTAGGTTCTTCTGCCTCAGCAACTAATTCTTCAGTTAATTGTTTCCATATTTTATTATCAGAAGGTGGTGCTCCTACATTAGGTCTTTGTGCCACCCATGCTTGTTCACCGTAATAAACAATGTCATCAACTTTATATTCTTCTTTCTCATCCCATGTGCCTTCCCATCTTAATGGACTGGTGGGTTGTGGTGTTTGACCAGGTCCTGGGCTGGCCAATGTTTGTGCCGGCAAACTATTAAATCCATTAATGGCTTCCGCTACACTGAGATTGTCTACTTCCAAACTGCGTAAACTGCTATAGGTATACAAATATTCATATGGACTACGAGTAGTAATACCTGTGGTATCAGCAAGTACCCGCATATGTTCCTGTACTGTTCTAATACGTACAGTATCCATAGCAATACTTTCTTGATGTCCTGCTATCTTTGTTGTCATCGCAGCAATAGTTCCCTGATGTACCTTAATAATGTCACTATTATCAGCAAGTCGTCTTAATTCATTTAGTATGGCAATATGTGTTACATTGTGCTGGTGAAATTCACATATGATCTCATCTATATGTGCGCTGTAATCTATTTCAATATCTTTCCAGTTCCACCCATCCAAACCGCCACTAGAGTTAGATTCACGTATTGGTGCCCAACCAAGTTTATTACAATTAGGATCTAATGGTGCTGTACCTGGACTTGGTCCTGGAGGTCCTGGTAATCCTTGTGGTCCAGGTAATCCTTGTACACCTTGAATACCTTGTACATCACTTGGGTTTATGCCGCCAGGGAATCCTCCCCCGCCAAAACCACTACCTGCTGGACTACATTGATTTGCCATAACCTTGAATGCCTTGAATACCTTGTATCATTATTATTATTATTTCCCTACCATTACTTCAATTACACCTTGGATACCATTAAAACTTTGTAATGCTATACCTATTACTTGTCCGTATTTTGGTTCTAGTACACTTATTGATTTAGCATATCCATTACCTGCACTTATTAAAAAATCTCCTTTTGTAATAAGGCCAACAACCTTTACAGGAATACGACCTTGAAGGGCAATAGCCACAACATGGTCTCCTTCACAATCAGCGTTCATCAAATGGGATGGGTTAGTACTTACTACACCAGCAATTCTATTACTATTATCTATGGCTAAAGTTACTTCTTTACTACCACCTATCATAAGAACAGTTCCTGGTTCATATACAGAATCAGCAACATAATTTTCTGCCAAATCACCATATGTTGCGGCTGTTGCTGTGACACTTAATACATTAGTAGCAGCATTATAGCTTAAAGTTGAACGATAACTTGGTGTTTGATTACCTGCTCCTGCTGTAAGTACAGGATAAAATGTACCTGTAGTAACAGCTGAACTATTAATAACATTGCTAGGACCAGCTGCTCCTGTAGAACCTGTAGTTCCTTGTGCTCCTGTAGTTCCTTGTGCTCCTGTAGTTCCTTGTGCTCCTGTAGTTCCTTGTGCTCCTGTGGATCCTGTGGATCCTGTTGCTCCAGTAGCACCTTGTGGTCCTGGCAATCCCTGTAATCCTGGATTTGGTGGTGTTATAATTAATGCCATGTCTTTACCTTACTTATATTGTGCATCAAACCAACAATCAGAAGATCCTATAGTCTTGGTTGCCACTGTTGTTGAATTACATACTACTATTCCTGTTCCAAAATATCTACCATATACTCCAAAATCGAAACTAAAATTACTCTTTGGTGCTACATAAAATGTAATAACAGGGGCAACTCCATTGGCTGGCAAACTACTTGAATTGAAAATTTGAATAAACTGGCCAGAAGCACTATCATTATAACCAGTTAACATATATAAATTACCTGCAAGTGCCTTAATTATAAGACTAGCAGCAAGGGTAGTAGTACTAGCGTTTGAGTTCATCTGTGTAGTATTACTATTGATGTTAACACCACCATCAATAGTAATTGAACCACCACCGTCATCAATTTTTACAAAGCCATTTGTGGTCACTGCCATAGCTCTTGACGCAGAGCCATCAGTACCAGTTATCTGTATACCTTTAGTTAGTACTGCACTTCCTACAGTACTAACAGCATCATCTAATAATTGTAATGCTGTTAGTGCTGCGCCATCTACTTGTACAGCAAAAGTTCCTGCATTAGTTACTGGATGACTTGGTACAGTGGCTAAACTTACTGGCAACGTTGCTATTGCGTTTGTTCCGTCACTTAATCTCACAAATACAGGAGTACCTACTGGTGCATCTACACTAATACTATTACCACCATCTGCTATGTTTACATGCCCACTTGTATTTGTGCTTAATATTCTTGCGTTAATACCATCTGTGCCTGCTATATGGTAACCTTTAGTTAGAGCAGTGCTACCATTTGTAGCAACTACGTCATCTAATAATTGTAGTGCTGTTAATGCTGCACCATCTACCTGTACAGCAAAAGTTCCTGCATTAGTTACTGGATGACTAGGTACACTGGCCAAACTTACTGGCAAGGTAGATATAGCATTAGTACCATCACTTAATCTCACAAATACAGGAGTACCTACTGGTGCATCTACTGTAAGACTTCCACCAGCATCAGCAATATGTAGTGCGCCGTTTAGAGTAGTCCATAATCTCGCAGCATCACCATCTGCTACTGCTGTTGGTGCTGTGCTATTAGCGAACCCGCCGTTCATTACTACAATTGTTCCTGCTACTCCATCATGTAGGTCATCTGCTGCTAAATTTGCTGTTCCTATGCTAGTGATGGTGCTAAGAGTCCAAGTACCTGATTGTGTTACTGCCAAAGTGGCATTATTGATGGTTACATCACCAATGTCTACTCCATCATTTGCGCCAAGTTTACCAATGGTGCCACTTGAATTAGTGCTGATTGGATCACGTAATGTTACAACTATAGCAGTGTCAGTACTTGAAGGTAATGTACTTCCTGCTTTAATACTAGCCTCTGTACTACCTGCTATAATATTAACCTTACCTATTGTATTGGAACCTACTGGTAATGCAGTATCCAGTGCAGTTGTAGTCCAAAGCCTACCTACACTATTAACTTTAAGTGTAGCATAGTCACCAGTATCAGTTACACTGCTAACCAAAACATCCTGTCTTATTGCACCTGCCAAATGTAACGATTCTGCCCCAGTGCTAGCTGTATCTTCAGTATATACTTGATTAATGTCTACCTTACCAATAGTGTTTGTACCTGCTGGTAAGGCACTGGCTATATCAACGTCACCAATATTATTAGTGCCGGCCGGTATTGGACTATTAGGACTTAGAGCAACAACCAAACTTGTATCAGTTGCCAGTGCAGCAGTACTAGCCGCCTTCATACTGATGTTTGTACCGTTAAGTTGTGTTAGACTAGTAACTGTGCTAACTGTACCTAAAGTTTGACCAGAAGCAATTGCGGCTTCAACTTTTAAATTGGCTGCTGTACTTTGTGTGACGGCTACTGAATTATTTGGGCTTACTGCTACTACTAATGCTGTATCTGTTGCTACTGCTGCCGTACTTGCTGCTTTAACAGTGGCATCACTTGTGCCATCTGTCAAGTATGTTTTACCTACTATAGCAGTTCCTGCTGGTAATGCTGCATCTATAGTAGTGCTGGTATATAGTCTTCCTACACTGTTACTTTTTAGTGTGGTATAGTTACCACTTGCACTAGTACTTGTTGCTAGAATATCTTCTCTGACTACACCAGCAACAAATACACTATCACCACTGACTGCTGCTGCATCTTCTGCATAAACTTGTTTTATATTAACATTACCTAAATCCCCACTACCTCCTGTAAGACTAACTGGTAATGTGGGTTGGTTTGTGGCAATGACTACACGTTGAGTACCTGCACCTGCGTTGCCTGTATTAACATCAACAGCAGTATTCTTAACTTTAGTTAAGTTAGTTGTTGGGTTTGATGATCCTAGTGCCATTAGTTCACCTCTATACCAAATATATTAAATGTTAGAACGTTTGCTGTTGCTGTTCTAACTCTTATTTTATCTGTAGGACCTAGAGTAATACCAATAGTTACAGTGAATGTGCTATTTGCATCAAGTTCTTGATCATAAAATATATATTGTTTAGTAGCATCTAATTCATTAGCCTTCGCTACTGAGATCCTAAAATTAGTTAAGGATGTACTCCTATTACATACAGTGATACTGCTTATAGTAGCCATTGTTCCCGAAGGCACGCTGTACAAATCTGTAAGATTCGTATCTGCGGGGGCTATCTGTCCTAATATTCCTAATGCTTCTGCCATTTTATACTCCCATAAAGGCAAAAGTTCTTATCCAAGTGCTACCACTGGTCATGATTTTGCCTGCATCACTGCTTAATTCTTTACCCAATACTGTATTTGCGCTTAACACTGTAGTATTGTTTATCATATAAGTTTTTGTATCTGCTAAATCCATATTATCACTACTGGTCCAAGCACCCGTATTCTTCTTCCAAGCCAATGTCTTATTTACCGTACTCTTTATTGTTAAGCCACCGTTATCGGCTGTATCATCTGAGGCGCCACCTGCATTAAATCTTACTTCACCGCTAGTTGGAACCGTAGTACCAATTACAGTAATCTGTGTAGCACTATCAACACTTAAAATTTTACTATCAGCACCAAATTGTCCTGGTTGACCTGCCACAATTACTTTGGTAATTGTCATACCTGGAATAAGATTTTTCGTACCTAAATTTGATAGAGGAATAGTTACTTCTGTAGTTAAGCTACCACCACCTGTGTAGTTTATCACTCCTTCTCTATTGAACACAGGATCAACACTGCCCAGTTCAATATTATTGTCGTCCATCCTTATATCATAAGCATTTAGTGTGCTCTTTGCTCCTGCTACATTTAGGTCACCATTAACTGTAAGTCCTGAAATTACTAATGTATCTGTCCATTCTGGTTTATCACCTGCTGCGCTAACGTGTAATACATTATAAGGATCACCAATTTGCACAAAATCTAATATACTATTTGTACTGGCATATAACATATCACCTGGAGTATATGTACTAATTCCAGTTCCGCCTTTGTTTACAGGTTGTACAGTATGATTACTACTATCCAAATAATAAGATGCATTGGCATTATTGAATAAACCAGCGTTAACTACTAACGGTTTGATAGTAACCTGTCCTACTGCTCCGCTAGTGCCTACTTCAAATTGACTTCTATTGAATCTCGCCACACCAAGGTTAGTCCATTGAAACCCACCAGGTGTTGCTCTTGCTTCTGATCCATCAACTACGTCAACATCTAAACTTACACTATTTGTATACTCGCTTATATTATTAGCATTGGTAGTAAAATTACCTAGTATAGTTAACGCACTATCATTTGGCTTGGTGATATTTTGTACCACGGGAGCATATACACTATCACCTCTTAGGAATGTAGTATTATTTGCTGCTAAACTACCTAATCTACTAGGGCTGATAACACCACTAATAATGTTATTGGCAGCAATATTATTGGCACTGAGTCCAGACCAGTTAGCATAAAGTTTTGAACTTGTGTTTATAGCACCATCGACTCTTATATTCAGTTTCGTAAAGGTCATTGTACCTGGTAGCTTATTTTGTATATCTTTAGGCTCAGTTACAACACCATTAAAACTATTATCTGCATCTATTTTGTCATCATGCAAGGTAAAACTATTTGTAGTTACGGATCCAACATAATATATTTTACCTGAATCAAATCCAACAGGTAGTTCTGTACCAGTAATCTTAAGTGCAGTACCTTTTAAATATCCATGTGCTGCTAAAAATATACTATCATTAATTAAATCTATATTAGATACAATAAGTTTTTGAGTACCTTGACCTGAACTATATAATATTACTCTTTCCTGTGCTAATAAAGTATAATTAGTGTATAATTGAATAGTATTAACATCTATATATTTTACGTAGTATACTGTATTTGCTTGTGGCCCTTGTAATGATCCACCTATTTCTACTTGTCCAACAGGATCATAGAGCACAGGATCACCATCTAGTAATCCATGACTAGGTATTGTAATAGTATCTACACCTGGAGTTGAGTTCACTCCATTATTAGCATCAAAAGTAATTTCTATTGTGCCTGTTTGACTTATTGATGCAGAAGGTGCATTAGCATCCTGAATATAATCCTTTAAGTCTGGGTCTTGGTTATTACTAAATTTTATCCCGCCCACATTGTCAATGTGTAATCTATTTTCTATTTTAAGTACTGGTATACTAAATCCGCCTGGGGCTCCTGATTGTAATGGTAGTGTAGCACTTAATAAGTTGCCTTCAGTATAACCAGCACCACCTATTACCATTTCTACTGTAGTCACTTGACCATTGAGTACGGTTATTGTTGCTATTGCTCCAGTACCAGTACCAGTTACATTAGTTAGGCTTATATTCTTGTATACACCGTTTACATATCCTGAACCATTTATTTTATTAATATTATCTACTTGTGCAATAACACCAAGTTCTAAACCAGTTGGAGGATAGTCTACATCATTAATATAACCTTGTGCTTTGGTTATGGCTCCGGTTACTGGATCAACCCCTGTAAAATCATAAGTTGCAGTTGTATCCAGTAGCAACATTTGACTGGGTGAAACTTCACTTAATACATAGTTTGATGTTTGATTAGTTAATGGGCTGGATACTGTTGTAATACCAACGTTGGTATTCAAGGTATAACTTATACCATTAACAGTTAAAGGTCCGCTAGTATCAAACAGTATATCAAAGGTTTGACTTATACTAGCCACTGTTATTACGTTTTGACTGACAACATTACCTACAAGATATCCTGAGGCTCCTGAACTTGTTTGAGTTACTAGGGTAAGATCATTGGCAGTTAGTGTATCATTTAAAATTATATCAACTGTACTATATGTTTCTGTACTAATATCAGCAGGTAACACATTACTGGATGGTACAGTATCTTTTAAAGTTAGTCTACTACCATAACCATTAGTTTTCCATACAAGGAAGTTTCTAATTGGCGGTATCATATCTGCATTCAATAGACCCAAACTATTAAGTTGAGGTATTGCACCTGCTTCGTTATTTGTAGTTACTGATCTATCTAGAAACGGACTTAATTTATTTTGAATATAACTGTATACTGCTTTTTGTGTACTAATTCTTGTATTTTTTGGACCACCTGGTTCACTGTCACCTAATTGAATATCTATACTAAATTCTTCAATAACAATATCATTTATGCTTAATTTCAATGCGTCCAATTCACCAATACTAACAGTATTAGTAAATGTTACATTACCAGTTTTATTTTCTGCCTTAATAAAGTCACCAACTAGGAAGTCACCTAATTCGTTAGTACCTGATGTATATACACGACCTGGTAAATCACTGACCTGTTGATATTCAACTTTGGTAGTTCCACCGTTTTGAGGCAGTGCATTATAGTCAATACCACTACCAGCATATTCCCAAGTGTGGCTACTACTATTACAAATACTGGGTCTATGCAACCAAATCTGTTTACCAGGTAATTGTATCTTATTCTCTAATAAAGCACTGCCAAACGTACTACCTACCTTAAATGTAGCACTATAGTAGTCACTTACACTGACTACGCTGGTAGGAGTTATACCACCTGGTATTGATGTTCCGCTATGATCACCCCCTATAATACTGGTAACTAAAAAGTCAGGACTTTGAGCAGCAACATCAATGGCTACAATTAGTTCTCTAGTAGTTGGGTCCCAATTAAGTACATATGCATGATTTGATTCTGTAACAGCACCAATTAATGTTGTGCCATTAATATCTAAACCAGGTGTAAATGTATAACTGCTGCTAGGCAATGTTAATTTTTGGAATACTTTATGATAGGTTAACACTTCATCAATAAAATACTCTCTAACATTTTTTAGTAGTCTATGAGTACCTGTACCTAACCCCAAAACATCAACTATTTTACTTTGACTTTCATCTGTGAATAATCTAATTTGATTAGCATTTAAAAGATCTACATAATATGTTTGTTCATTATCCAGTCCAGGTATATCATTATTACCATTGTTACTATAGACAACTTTGGCCATGTTTGTTAGTCCATGTCCTGGTATAACGATGACATTATTGGTTACATCTACAGTTGTAGAATCAAAATTTACAATATCATTAACACTGGTTAAGATATGATTGGCAGTAATATCACCTATATTGGTAGTTTCAATAATATCTGGTGCTGTAGTTGGGTCATCTAATACACTAATAAAAAGATCAAATTTGGCCTCTACTGTGGCACTTAATCCTGTGCCTGTTACATAAGGTAAAGTAATATCACGTAGTCTAGTAAAAGCAGCAACGTTTTCTTCTTTTTGGAAATTTAATGTTATACTGTTTGCCTCTGAATAACTTAGTGCTGCTTCTATTATTTTACTGTTGCCACCTGATAGTGTATCATAGGCCACAGCCTCTAAAACTATCTTAGCATCACGTAAGCATTTGGCTTGATTATATATAAAGGTACTATCAAATGGAGCAGTACTGTTAGTAATTTGTGTGTTAATCCAAGTTATTAAATCTGCTGCTAGTTCATCTTTATAGGCGTTGATTATGTCATAGGCCTGTTTGTATGTAGGATCTCTAAATCGTGTAACATAATGTGGATTTGGAAGTTCTTTAAAGCCAATAGCAGTAATAACATCTTGGCCTAAAAAACTGCTAGTAGTAATAATAAAGCCTCTATTAAATTCAAAAGCATTTGGGCTATATCCACTAGCACGTAAAGCATACTGTCCAAAGTTTGTAGCACTATTTGTAATACTTAAATATCCACCGCTTTGACAGTAACTGCCATTTAAGCAAAATATTTGAAAGCAACTTACAATTTGTGCATATGCATCATTAATAACACGCCACCCAGTTCCACCAAAACTTAACATAGTAAAGGCATTGGCCACCATTGACTTGCCCTGTTGAGGCACACCTGGTAATGTATTATTGGTTAGTTCTGCTTCAATTGCATTGAGTGGTAAGTTAGGTACTTTAACTTTTCTACCATCTACAAGTACACCATTACCACCTAAGAAACTAATAATACTACAATTTTGTACATAAGGGCTTTGAGTAATAGTGGGCTTAGTTGTAGGCAAATATGTGTATCCAACTCTAGAGGTAAATGTATCTGCAGGATCATCAAATGCCACTGCATAGTTAAAAGTAAATGCAGGCCTACCGTCTACGTTTAAAGCGTCTCTAAAAGTAATCTCTGTAAAATAACAACCATTACGTACTCGTAGCATATCCTTACCATTATTCAATGGTCTAATATTACAGGCACGTAGTCCAGCACCTACTACACTAACATTGTCTGGAATAATTATAGGATTATCTTCATAGTACTCGCCACTGGCCACTGCAATAACAAGACGTTTACCGTTAACTCCGCCATTAGCATTATATACTAGGCCGCTGGCTATTTGTAGGGCACGTTTAATTGTTTTAACTGGTTTATTGATACCATCATTAATATCATCACCATTATCTGCACTTACTGCTACTTGCCCGCCACCAAATAAGTCAGCACTGACAAATTCAAGTTTGTCTCCGTTGGCATTAAAGACTAATACATTACCATCTATGCCTTTTACAGCGGGTAATGTTAAGGTATAACTGTTAACAAACGCATCAGGTGCCTTTAATCCTACGTAGGTATTCCCTGCTGCTGTAGTCTCCTTAAGCCTAATTTCACCTGCATTTTTAATATTTAAATTATCTACATCTACATTTGTGGCCTTAATTGTATCGGGCGTTGTTTCACCGATCTTAGTGCCGTCAATATTACCACCATTTATATCAACTGAATCAAATGTTGCTAAGCCTGTAACGTCTAATGTACCTGTTATATCTACATTGACTGTAACTGTGATATTATCTGCTGTGATGTCACCGGCTGTCATATCTCCAGTAAATTGACTGAAGCCGGTAACTTGCATATCTGCACCAATGTTTGCATTGGCTGTTATATTAATATTTTGAGCATATAAGTCGTTTATAGTGATATCACCAGTAGTAACTAGATCACCATCTATTTGAGCATCGCCTGTAACAAATAAGTTTAAAACTTTTAGATCAGCAAAAGCACCATTGATACCAAATTCCCAAATATCATCAGTTTCATTCCAATTTAGCCAAGCATTATCTGCTGTACCTCTGTCAATTTCAATACCTGCGGTGCCGGCAGTTACTCCTGCACCAATTTCACCTTTGTTTAGTATTATAACATTATCAGTTATTTCTGTATTTGTAGTATTGAGATAAGTTAATGACCCTTGAACATTAAGATCACCCTTTAGGGTAGTGTCTCCGTCCACTGTAAGATCACCGGCAATATTGGTATCACCTGTAGAGGATTGTACAGTAAACTTTGTTCCAGATATAGCTAAAGTTGTTCCGTCAAGAGTAAAGTTTTGAGCATTGATATTACCGGTAATATTAGCATCACCTGTTACATCTAAGTCGCCATCTACTGCTAAATTGCCAGTCATGTCAAATACGCTGATAGACTGTGTGTTATTGTAAGTAACTTTAAATGTTCTACTGCTTATATCTAAATAGTCTGAAGTAGTAGCAGTTGTTATTTTAATTTCACCTGAGGTACTTGAGATAGTATTACCGTCAATTCTTATATTATCAATATCTAATAAATCACCAACAAAACTACCACTTGATGTTATACCAGTTATATTGGCATTTGCGCCTACTGCTAGATCATTGGTAACGGTAATATCGTCGCCTACTGAAATATTCCCAGTAGTAGTAACTGTAACACCATTAATATCTACAGCAGTAATATTATTGGCATTTACGTCATTTACATCTAAGTCTCCAATAAGATCAAAATTTCCGCCTACTGTTAAATTTCCAGCAATGTCTGTATCACCTGTAGAAGACTGAATAGTAAACTTAGTTCCAGATATAGCTACACTAGTTCCAGTAACATTAAAATTTTGAGCATTAATATTACCAGTAATATTAGCATCACCTGCTACTGCTAGGTTAGCACCCAAACTAACATTTTCTGTACTAGTCAATGTAGCAGTGGATATTGTTGTTGCAGTTACATTACCTGTTACATTACCTGTTACATTGCCCGTATATGTAGCAGGCAAGTATGTTGCCAAGTAGGCTTTTCCATTGCCGGTACCTACGCCTGTGGCTGTAAAAATTGTACCAGCAGTATTACTAATAGAACCAATTTGTGTAAAGTCTGTTGGCGGTGTACCTTGTGTTTGAACTATATACTTTTGTCCTACTACAAAACTTCCGCTATTGACCAATGTACCAGTTGATATCCATCCTAATCCGCTATTTAAAATAGTTGTGTCGCCATCTTTGGTTTTTATATCGCCAACAAAATATGCATTAGTACCATCAGTGCCATTTTCTAAAACCTTTACACCTTCGGCACTGAGAACATCTCCTGTGGATGATCCTGTTATAATACCTTCAAACTGTCCAATAAACACTTCAGTGGCAATTATTGTAGTGCCCACTATCTCAGCAGGTATATTTTTTCCTATGGGAGTATTATCAACTCTACCACCATTAACTTCAATATTACTAAATGTACTAACACCATCACTGGAAATATTACCGCCTACATTACCAAAAAATACAGCATGTTCAAAGTTAGCATCACTAGGTAAATTTCCTCTACCATTTTCGAATACTTTTCTACTGCTATCTTCTGCAAATATATCGCCTCTGAAGTCACCTGCTGTATTACCAACCAGAGTTCCATAAAATGTTGCTGCACTACCTGTTGCACTATTTTCTATAATTTTAGTAGTACCATTTTGTGCATATACATCACCAATTAAGTCACCTTGTAGTTTACCAACAAACTTATCAGTAGCAGTGACAATGACACCAGTCATGTTTGCTGGTGTTGTTGAACCTATAATAGTTCCATCTATTGCTCCACCGTTTATTGTGACAAGATCGAAACTACTGGCTGTACTATTGATATTACCATTGACGTTACCTGTAAATAAAGGTGGTGTAATACCTGTACCAGGACTTAAAATCCTTGTACCATTACTGGTATAAATTCCAGCAGTATTAAGGTTTGTATCTGTTAGAACAACATTACCAAACAATGTTCCCTGAATGTTACCAAAAATTCTATTTAATATAGTGGCTTCGTTTACAGTCAGGTCGAGTGCATCTATATTGCCGCCTACGTTGAGATCTTCGGAGATACCAACACCACCTCTTACTACTACCATACCTGTAGTAGGACTGGTGCTGGATATCGGATCTGCCTCATTATTATCAAATAATGTGGCTACAAATACTCTTTTTAATTCTGGGGTAAGTTCAACAGTGATATCGCCATTATTGACAAAATAGATAGCGTCAGGATTGTTACTGTCATCACCTGTTTCTATGTAAGTATCTTCATTTACTCGACCTAATTTGCCAGTAATAATAGCATAATCTAGGTCATTCCAGGTGCTTGTTCCATCACCAATTTTGAAGTTTTTTAATGAAAGATCAACACCTATTTCACCTTGAGCAAGTTTAGGGTTAATATCTTCCCAGTTTTGTCGTATGTCCCTTCTTAACTGAATCCTCTTAGCCATTATTTCCTCCAGCAGTTGCTTGGAGGTTTACTCCAAACCGCTCATATAAGTATTTATTTAGAACGGTTTTGGAATAAAAACTGTATTAACTAAAGGCAATACCTGAGGTTTTGCTTAGATATTGATTGGCTACATCGTGATCTGTGCGTGATAATGTAATAATACTGGTTTTTGTTATAGCATAATCTTCATCTGGATTAACTGTAAACATGTAAGGAACCATGCCCATACCTTGTTGGTTAGCCATTAAAACACTAGGCTTAGTCACATAGAAAAACCGATCATCCTCACGTAGGAAACGACCAAGTATTTCCTCTCCACTACTAAGTTTTAAACTTACTACTTCATTTTCTTTAAACTTTTTCTCTAATAACATGTTAATTTCTTCCATTTAGGTAGTTAGTTAATTCCGTATAACCTCCAATATATTCATCGTTAACGAATATTTGTGGTACTGATTTGGCATTGGGGACTACTTCTAATAGTTCATCTTTAGTATATCCATCACCAATCTTACGTTCTTCAATTTCATAGCCGCTAACCTCTAAAAGAGTTTTGGCTTGATCACAGTAGGTACAATGGTACTTACTCCATACTATTGCTTTCATATTCACCTCTAAAAAGTTGGTAGTTTGTCGTATTCAATGGCGTCACTCATGACGCCTATAACGTAATTAGTTGATTCGTTTTCCTGTAATGCTGTTTGCTTCTTACTGGTATCACTATGCTTGTTAAACCATGGAATAGGATTGGTTTTAATATTTGTAGTATATTTTAAACCAATCTCCTTAAGTGCTGACACTGCTGTATAATCAACAAAGTCTTTTAAAATATTGGCATTGAGCCCAATAACAGGTCCACGTTTAAACAAGTAGTCAGCCCAAGCCTTTTCTTCACGTATAACATCCATATATAGTGCATATACTTCTGCTTCACATTGGGCCTTAGCCTGTGCAAACCTTGGGTCTTCCTTGACTACTTGATTGATTAACCAGCCTGTCCATCCCTTGTGTAATAATTCATCCTGTAGGATAAGACTGATAATATTGCCATTGCCAATAAAGATTTTATTTTCTACCATGGCTAGGCTAGTAGCAAAACTTACCATAAAGCGTAGTGCCTCAAGAGCATAACTGGCATTAAGGGCTAACCAAATTGCCTTGATATGATGGTCTACAGCAACTTCTGTGCCTGTTTCTTTGAAGCAATTTAATTGATGTAGTTGCTCATAGTATCGACCTACACTAGCAGCCATATCCACAATGTCCTGTGTGTCGTGTATGGTATTGAACACATCTTTAGGCACATTATAGATATTACGAATAATATGACTATAACTTCGACTATGTATATTAGTCTCGAAGAATGTCCAATTATATACTAGGGCTTCTAGTTCAGGCAAACTTACTACTGGAGTAAAGATTTGACTGGGGCCACGTCCTTGTAGGCTATCCAATGCTGTTTGTCGTAATAGATTACTGGTGAATATGTGTTTGACTGCTTCGCTGGCTTCTTTAAAATCCTGAGCATCTTTAACTAGGCTGATCTCTTCTGGCACCCAAAAGAAACCACGTGCTGTCTTTTCAAAGTCTGCTATTTTATTATATTTTACTTCCTCAAATCGTTGTATGGTCACTGGACCTGCTGGGTCAAGAAACATTTTACGATGTAAGTAGTCTGTCTTTGTGTGTAGGTTGTATTGTTGTTTGCTCATAATATACAGGAATCGCAGTCCTCCTCCATTTCTATCTCTGTGTAATTCATTTTACTTTCTATGCGAGCACCATTGGTATACTTAATATCTGCCTTGGCGCCTTGCTTGTCTATTAGGCTATAATAGAATGTTTTGATTCCCCAAATATGTGCCTGCATAAGGTTTTTCGCTATCAATGTACTAGGTACTTTACGATCAGGAAAATGCTTGGGACTATAAAATGTATTTGTACTAATGCTTTGATCCACATAGGCTGCTAGAACTGCTGCTGTTTTAATATAGCCAACGCAGTCTGTTTGTTCCCACATTAGTTGATACTTGTTTTTAAGTTTGTGATATTCTGGAACCACCTGTGTGAAACTACCTGCCTTTGATTCTTTAGTACTAATTAGACTCATTGGTAATTCTATACCATTAGTGCTATTGATTACTACACTACTGGATTCAACAGGAGCAATGGCCATTAGTGTAGCATTACGCACACCATACTGTATCATATTTTGTCTAAGTGGTTCCCAATCTAACTCTGGAGTAAAGTCTGTTAGTTCATTAACACCTTTGGCTCTACGTTCCCATGGGAATATGCCTCTGCCATAGTAGGTTAGTCTACTATCCTTACATGGTCCACGTTCTTTGGCTAATTCAACTGTGGCTTCTGTTAGATAAAATGCTTGATGTTCCATCCAACTTTTAACTTCTGCTAGAGCATCCTTGTCACCATACTTTAGGCCACGTTTGGCATGCCAATAGGCCAAGTTAGTAACACCAATACCTAATGGCTGTATCTCATCATTGCTTAACTTGCTCTGTATGCTTAAGTAATCTTGATAATCAAGAATGTTACAAAGGCTACGCTGGAGTATACGGCAAGCACGACGCATATCCTCAGGGTTGCGGAAGCAGCCCCAGTTAACGGACCCCAAGGTGCATAAAGCAATGCGGCCTTCTTGGTCTTCAAGTCTTTTGAATGTGCGTGTAGGAAGCAGGATCTCACAGCATAGGTTACTTTGGTATATGGGATGATGAAGGGGATCGAATGGTCCTTGATTTATTACATTATCTATGAACACAAGGTAAATTCGTCCTGTATCAGTTCTTTCCTTGAGTATGCCTCCCTTAAATACTTCCTCGGCACTTATAGTCTTTTTGCGTAGACCTGGTGTCTTCTCGTATTTAACATACAATTCTTCAAATAGTTCAACATCCCTATAAAATGCTTCATAGAGATCTGGAACTTCATTTGGGTCAAAAAAAGTTATGTCTTTTTGTTCTCTGAATCTTCTCCAGAAGAAACTCGAAAGCACAACCCCATAATCCATATGTCGTACCCTTGTCTCTTCGGTTCCTTGATTGTTTTTAAGCACAATAAGATCATCAAACTGATGATGCCAAATAGGATAAAACACAGTGGCACTAGCATTGCGTATTCCACCTTGACTGCAACTCCTTAAATCGCCGAACCATTTTTTGAGGAAAGGTAACATGCCTGTATGCATGATCTCTCCACCCCTAATTGGACTACCTAATGGTCTAAGGCGTCCTATTTCCAAACCTATACCAGCTCTCTTGCTAGCATACTTAGCCATCATCTCTCCACTAGCAAAAATACTATCAAGGTCGTCATCACTACGGATAAGAACGCAACTACTAAACTGTTTAGTTGGAGTGCCAAGCCCAGCCAGCACAGGAGTAGCAAGAGTGAAAAGACCATCAGAGGCAGCATTGTAATATTCCTTTATATAACGCATACGAGCAGTATTAGGTTCTTCCTTATGGAATATAGTAGCTGCTGCTACCATATAACGTACCTGTGGAGTTTCGTAGGTTTCTTTAGTGCTACGATTTTTTACAAGATACTTCTCAATAAGTTGTTCAATGGCAGCATAGCTATATTGGTAGTCCTTTTCGTGATCAATTATATCCTCCATTCTACCCCAATCTGCCTCAGTATACCATTCTAAAAGTTCTTTGGTATATAATCCTGTGGCAACATTACGTTTTACTATGTCGTATAAATTTGGTATCTCCATGCTTCCATATACGTCCTTACGCAGCATATGATATCGTTGACGACCTGCTACATATTGATAATTTGTGTTGCCAATATCTGGATTTGATTCTATATCAATTAGATCAACGATGGCACGCAGAGTAATTTCATCAATCTCTCTGGTAGTGATTCCATCATAGAAATGTGGATTACTACGTATTTCTATCATACTTTGACTTACATCAGCAATGCCATTACATATTCTTGATACTTGGGCTTGCCATTTTGTGAGATCTAAAGGCTCTCGACTGCCATTGCGTTTTACTACAGTTATGTTCATGTTGTATTTTACTAGATTTTTTTGAATATTACAAGACTATTATGTAAGAATCCTATAGGTATATATTATCGTTCCTCGTTCTAAACTACTGTTAAATGTAGTTTTGGCCGAGGAGATATTATACTTATATGATACTTCAACTTGCCATTGATTATTTTGCTGTACTGCATCTGCACTGAATTCAAAAAATAAATCTTCATCTGTTCTATCTGGCAAGTCCTTCGTAAGTCCGAACCCCAAATAGTCGTAATCATCTATAATTTCAACATCTGGTAAAGCAGTATCATCGTTTCTAATATCGACCAATAATGTTAAAGTGCCCTTTCTTAATCTTCTATAACTAATATCGTTAGCACTACTACGATAAAGATAGTTAATTTCAATTTGGCAACTTAAAGGTCCCACGTTAGGGGTCGAGCTTTTAGGTACAGGGAATCTAAATAATTTTGTAAAACTGGCACTATAAGTAATAGGTAGAGAATAAGAAAAGTTATTTTGATATAAACCGTGGCCAGTAACCTCACTAATATATGGAACTATAGTTAAGGCATCAGGACCTAAAAATCCCAAGTCCTTATGTCTATCACTAAAGTCATCTACACTTAGGTTATTAGGTTGATCAAACTCTATTTGTCCAAATGCTGCTTCAATGTTACCACCTAGATTATTACCTACACTCTTAAAATTATTTTTACTACTGACATTACCATAACCTTGCCAAACTTTTATAGCATGTTTCTGTACACGATAAAAACTGCAAGTGCTAATTACGTTATTTCTAGGACCGTATTGTTCACCAACAGGAGGAATGATATTTGGGTTGACATTATAATAACCAAAATTGATACTGATTTCGTTACTTTGAAACTTGCTATCTCTTATAACATTATTAACTATATCACCTCTAGCACTTATGCCTAGTCTAAAACTATCTACACTGACATTAATAAATTCGTTATATTCACAAGTAATCAGTTCTGACTTTACTCCCATTAATACACCCACACTAGTAGTTCTAATATTAGCACCGATATCTCTATCCCAAGTACTCTTTAGTGTTAAGTTTTTAAATTCACTATTTCTAACACAAAACATGTCAAATGCTGTAGTATTTGAATTTTCTACTTCTAGAGTAAACTCACTTAGGCTTACATTTCTACATTGAGTTGATCTACCAAACCCACTGGTATCATCCTCATCATCTACAAAGATAAAGGCACTGCCTGTTCCAGTGTATTGAAAAATTGTTCTTCCTTGTCCACTACCAACAATTTTAGTATAACTGTAAACATATATGGGTTCTTCGAGTTTATAGATACCAGGACCAAATTCAAGAACTGCTCTAAGATCAACTCTGCCATCTGATTGTAGTGTTTCTTTATAAAGTCTAACTATGGCTCTATTAATGCTAGGACTTTGATTTTCATCTACATCACTTCTTACGTCAAATGATTTAGCATTTACTCTATCATCAAGCCTATCCTGAATAGTTCTAAGTTTTCTACCATTGTCTAATGTATTAACTGGACCATAAGCATAACTACCAATGGTGAAGATATCACTCTGTTTAGTTAATATTTCAACATTGGATGTATTTGTAGGATCACTGACAGCATAGGTTCCTATGTAGAGTTGATCTGTATCAATACACCATGCCATTTCACCTGCTGAAAGTGTAATAGGAAGATCATCTTGAGGTTCAGCATCCTTAATATCACGACGGATTTGAATCTTACTTATTTGAACTACTGCCATAGCCTTTTCCCCTTATCG